TTCAGTTACCATAGTTTTCCAAGCCATCTTCTTGGTTGTAAGTAGAGGAAATCCATCTTTCATATTATGACGAATCTGTCTACCGAATACAGATAATGTTCCGGTACCAGTCCTGTCCGATTTTGTATATCCATTATCAAGAATGTCTTGAAGGAGTGATTGGTATGATTTATCTAGGTTGTTCATATTTTTCTATTGTTTGTTCTAATTGATGAAACATTTCTTTAATTCTCATTCCTAATGTATATGGGTCAGAATGTTTAATCTCTTCTAATGTTATTGTTTGGTTCGCTTTGAACCATTGTGGTTTCTTTGATTGGTTTTCTTGACCCCACACACCTTTATACTTTTTGAAACCAACATCATGCATTGTAACCAAACAATCAAATCTGATTTCACATACTCTTGTGGTGTCAGCTTCCATTTCGGATACTGGTTTTATTTCAATTTCGTTATTCATAACTTTCTAATTTATAAAATTGTGGTTGTTTATCTTTTTTCAAATGGTATTCTGGTAAACATACCCATTTACCGACTTCAATTATATTGTTGTAGTCTGAGCGTGTACATATACCATTTAGACGACCTAACCACATAATACCTCTAATGTCATAATATCCATTGGTGAAATTACCGAATCGTGGCATTATCATTTTAATTTTTTTCATAACTTTCTATTTCTTCTTTCTAAAGATATTACGTTCATATTCTAAATCCCAAATCCATCTTGTTCTACACATCCATACATGCAGTCTAACTCTCCACCACCTTCTTAACTTAACATGCCAAGGGTCGTTCTCCATTTCTTTAAGGATTCTGTCTACTGTTTTACTTCTCATATCAGTCGCCGCTTTCAGTATTAAATTCAGTATCGTCAGGAGTTTCTTCAATATAAGGCTGATTTTCCAATTGTTCAATTACAATGTTGATTGCCTCAGGATAATGATGTCCTCTCTCAGAGTTAAGATATATTGATGCAAGACCTACCACTTCATTATTGATGTAATGTCTATTCTTACCTTTACCTTTTAGTATTTCGTGGTCCATTGAAACATCGTTCCAATCTCTCAATACAAGTCCATTACCACCAGGTTCCTTGTAATGTAACCTAATGATGTTGTTATGACTAAAGTTCTTAATAAATTCTCCTAGTGTCATATTATTTTTCCTTATTTAATATTTCTAAACCTATTTTACTTACAATACGGTGAGCGTCGTTATCAAAGAAACTCCACACCATTTGGAATGGATGTAATATCGCAATTTTAAATGATGTCTTCCAATCCATCAATTTCATCTCTCAATGTGTTAATCTTTGAATGAACATACTCCTCAAGCTCGTGAGATATCTCCAAATACTTTCTTCTCAGTTCGTGGAACTTTTCATCTTCAACTTCTTTGAATGATGAATAATGTTTGAAACAGTAATGGAATCCTTCAGCCTCCATTCTATAACGAACCATTTCAAACTCTTCAAGTTCATCGTGTAACTTATCAATTTTTTCCATATACCTCATCTAATATTTGTTCGTAAACTTCATCATATTGTTTCCGTTGTTCTTCAGTCAATGATTCGTACAAATTCAACATAAACCACTCGTCCATCTTATATGCAACCTTCAAATCTTTTAAGTAAGATTCACAATAATGTCCATCAGGACTCATTTTACACATTGTCGCATTACAACAACCATCTTCACCACATCCCGAACATACAGGACAATATACTGAATCAACATCTCCATACTTCTCCCTGAACTTTTCATTGTTTTCTAGTTCGTGTTTAAACCATTCAAAACTTGGGATGTCCTCGTAACCTATAAAACTATCTGCGTATCTCTGATACAAGTTCCATTCAATTGGAGGGTTATTTAATTTCTCAAATATGGGTCCCATATCATCGGCCCATTTTTGTTTCCACTCCTCAAATGTGAGAGTAGATTTAGGATTTTTTTCTAAAAAATTCCAATATTGTGTCTCTAATGTTGCCATATTAAACTGAAAATAAAGTTACCAAAAGTGTAATTGTGAAAACAATAATCATTATTACCAAACCTGTCAAATCAGTTTCATTAGTTTTTCTATTCATCGTATTATATTTATTTCAGATTCAGTTTCAATAATCACACGAGCACCGCAAGATAGTAATGTTTTATCATTACCACCATACACAACACGACTAGGTCCCAAGATTTCAACCTCGGAACAATATGTGTTCTTTCTACCTTCTTTAATGGTAATGACAGGGTCTAACGTATTGTTCTTTTTGTTATCCCTTATTTTGTGTTGATTTACGTGGATATACTTCTTCACCCCACAAAGATAATGCGGAATTAGTGAAGAATCAAATTATTGACCAATAACAATATCACCAGGATTCAAAGTTTTCATCCCATCAATTTTCTCCTCAACCTCATCATAAAAATAAGCCTTAGTGACAGCAATTATACTTTGTTCGGTCTGAGCAACTTTTGAAGTCATCCAATCCTCTAATTGGTCGTCATCAGATAGATTCTCCCACATTTTATAAGCAAGAGTCGCAATTGTGAACAATTGTTGTTTAGTCATCTTGTTCCCATCATGATTGGTACCGATAGACTCTCTAATCTTATCTAATTGTTTTTGTGTAATTTTAATTTTAGCCATATCATATAAATATAACAAAGGGTGTAAAAATACACCCTTCGTAAGAGCCCAACTCGGATAGAGTCAGTCCACCACTTTGTAAAACAAAGACTTTACAATTTATACATCCAAACTTTATAAGTTTTAGTGTTATCCATCAAATCAACAAATGTTAAACCTTCAATCACACCATAATTCATATTGTAATTATACAACGTACCAACTAAATTACCCCAAGGTGTATCATATAATTCCAATTTATAGTTGGATGGAGTTGAGTAAAAATAGTACGTAGATGGTTGACTATTAAATGAGTAGTTATTTTGAACAGTAAATGTTAATGTATCAGTTCTTTCCTCAGAGATAAGATTAGTGTAAGTTATTTGAGTAATAACCCAAGTAGTATTACTAAATCCCGGTACATTCATTTGACTTTCATCAATAGTTACATCATAGTTCTGATATGGAGAAATATTTGTATTATATTCCTCATCTTTAACACATGAAGTCAATCCAACCAAAACAAATAAAATAAAAAGTAAATTTTTCATATTAGTAAGTAAAAATAATTGATTGTTTAACTATGTGGTTTGGAATGTGGAATAAATCGTCTTTACCATCATATATACTGAACACCCTATCATTGTTTAATGATAAATTAAGTAAATCCATAAAAAGTTTGAACTGTATTTTGTCCGAAAACTCCTTATCAATTATAGTCCCAAAATCAGGGTGAATTAGTTTTATTCCTCGTTTCATTTTACAAAGATAATACTTTTTTTTGATTTTACTTAATTTTGTCTGATATTTTTTCCAACATTTTCATTACGTTGGATTCTGCAGATGCATTATTTGGGTCATTTTTGAGTAACTTAATTGACCTCAAAACAAAATAACCAATAACACTAACTAAAATGATATCCATTAAAGATGTTCTTCCTTTCATATTTTTATTTTTTACAAATTTAGTTTAAATTTTTTTCTTCACCAAATTTTTTAACATAATAATCTATGGTAATATCAATTCCATCACTAAAATTAGTTTTTGGCTCCCAAGCAAGTGTCTTTTTTAACTTTGAATAATCTATTGAGTACCTAAAATCATGCCCTTTTCTATCTTCAACAAAAGTAATTAACTCATGAGAATTTTGTTCCCAATCTTTTAAATTATCAATTTTATCACAAATTATTTTAGCCAATCTAATATTACTTATTTCATTATCTCCACCAACACAGTAAGTTTCACCAATTTTACCATTATGTAATATTCTATCAATAGCATCAACATGGTCCATTACAAATAACCAATCTCTAACATTTGTTCCATTACCATATATTGGAATGTTTTCCCCTTTCAATATTTTTTTAATGACAGTAGGTATGAATTTCTCGTCATGTTGATTTGGCCCATAATTGTTCGAACAATTCGAAATGATAATCGGTAAATTATACGTATGGTAATAAACCCTAACAAAATGGTCAGAAGACGCTTTTGAAGCCGCGTATGGACTTCTTGGGTCGTAGGATGTTTTTTCATCAAATGAACCTGTCGGTCCAAGATGTCCGAAAACTTCATCAGTTGATATGTGATAAAATAATTTAATGTTATTTTTCAATGAAGCATCTAATAAATTTATAGTTCCAACAATATTTGTATTAACAAATTTTAATGGATTACTAATTGAATTATCTACATGTGATTCAGCAGCAAAATGTACCACAACATCAAATTTATAATTTTCAAAAAACTTGAATAGTCTGTCCCTTTCAAGAATATCAAAACTTATAATTCTAGTTCTAAAATGGTCTTTAATATTTTTCTTATCTGACGCATATGTTTCAGAATCTAAAATAACCAACTCATAGTTTGGGTATTTTTCTTTCATATGATTAAAAAAATTGGACCCGATAAAACCGAGCCCACCTGTTACTAAAATTTTCATAAAATAATTAATAAGAAATATTGATTATATAATCAACGTAAAACTAAAAAAAGTATACCAATTAAACCAATACCCTCAGCAATTGCAATGTTTCTAAAGGTTTTTACTTTACCTTCTTGTTTTTCAAGTTTCAATTTAGTCTCAGTATGTTTGACAACCTCTTCTTGGTACTTATCTCTTTGTGTTTTAGCTTCTGTCTCCATACTTGTAAACGCACGATTTAAGTCTTCAGAATGTTTTTGTTCTTTTAATAGTTGGTCATCACAATTATTTTTGTAAATATATAACTGTTCAATCTCTTTCTTTTGGGACTTTTCAGTTTTAATAATGGTTAACAACAGTAACTCTTGTTGTTTATTGAAGAACACTCCTGTGTCACCTTCGTATACAATTCTATGGGGCTTCAAAACTTGACCAAACGCTGTCACGCTGAACAAGATTAAGCTTACCAAGATTACTAATTTCTTTAGCATTTTCTTCTTTAATGTATTTAATTTTGGTGATTACTTCACCTTGTTTATTATCATAAGCAACTCTTAAATCACTCATCTGTCTGTTTAAAACATTAACTGAGTCTCTTAACATCTCAATTCTCTTAGTGTCTTCAATAGTTACAGTAACTTGTGGTTTATTAAACAATACGATAATTGCAATTAACATAGAAATGAAAACTAATCCAATAGTCACTTCTTTCCAATATTTAGTTAGAAACTTCATCATTATTTTCTTGTTTTGTTTCATCAGCAATTACTTCACTGTTATCTTTTGATTTTCTATAACCCAACAATGTCGCACCTATACCTGTATAAATGATTGATTGAGTAATGACATCAATATCTTTACTTAAAAACATTTTATCAATACTTCCCATAAGGAAACATATACCTCCAATTATGACGATATATATTCCCATAGTACCACTACCTGAAGTCTTACCATTTGAGTTTGATGTCATCTCAGCAAATGAAAACTTTCTAATATCAGCAATTTGTTTTTGGATAAATTTTTTCATATTCTATAAATATTCATTTTTATTTATTTGAATGTTTAATTTGATATCCCTTAGCACTTTTTTGATTACCGGATAAAACGTGTCTTACATTACTATGACTACACCCTATAAATTTGGCGACATCTTCAGAATTTTCAAAAACACCTACGATTTCACCATCTTTTAACACTATTTTAGTACCGCTGTAATTCCATATCATTTCTTTGTTAATTCCTTCCCTACTTTTTTTAATTTTTTCTTTTGATGTTTGGGTGTGTTTTTTCCCATAGAACGGATTTTTCTCACCATCGTACCTACCTTTCATAATTTCAGATTGTTTCCTTTTTTGCTCGTCACTTACTACTTTAGGTTTTCCTTTACCATACTGATTTCCAATATTAGTTAACCTAAAAGCCTCTCTTGCTTCTCCATATCCTCTTGATGAGGATATTCTGTCTTGGCTTTTAGTGATTGACATCATTTTATGAAAGGATAATGCTGTCTGCCTATCGCGATAAATTCTCCACAAAATCCAATGAGCTAAGAAGTGTTCTCTCGCAGTTAATAAAACAATATTCGGGTTGTTTTTAGGTCTATTACTATTCCCATCACCACCTTTTGATTTAGGTATTATGTGATGTCCCTCAAAATAAACACCTGTCTTTTTAAGTAATAGTCTTTCAGGTTTTTTATTTAACCTATCAAGCATAAAATTGTCGTATATTTTCTTGTAATCCATATACAATAAATATACGACAATTCACTTTACGATTGGACTTTAAGATAGTAATTTATAATATTCATTAAAATGTTTTATTCTGTCATTAATCCCCAAAATTCCGCCATTAACTCGTTTTGTTACCGCAGTTACAGTTGCATCATCAGCACCTTTATCACAGATAGACCAAAGTTTGTTTGAATCAAAGAAGAAAGCCGCAGATGATAACGGATACTTTGTCGCAACTAAATCAGGATTTGCAACTGTGTCTTCACCGATGAATTTTGCAAAGTTTGTATAATTTTGTTTTCCAGTTAATTGGATGTAGCCTCTGCCGCGGAATTTGAATCCCTCTCCTGTTGATTCATCACCATTACCCATTCTTCCACCATAAACACGAGAAGCAATCTTTTCAGGTTGTCTTGCATATGATTCATTTAGGTTGCCAGGGAAATACTTACCAAAGATTTTTTTAAGACCATCAGCAGAGTAGTTAAGGTTTTCAGAAACCGCCTTAAATCCACCTGACTCGTGACCACACTGAGCCAAGAAATGAGCCAATCTTAATGGGTTAGTAATGTTGAATTTTTTAGCAGTATCAGGAATTTGAGCTATTACAGCGTCAGGAATATGTCCTTTAAGATTCTGTAATTTAAACTCTGAACTAACAGGAATTACAACATCTTCTTTTATCACCTGAGATTGTTGAGTCGTAACCCCAAACATCTTTGACCAAGTTCCCTCACCAACGATACCGTCAGCGGTTAATCCGTTTGATGCTTGCCATTCTTTAACTTTGGCTGCAGTTCCGTTACCGAAAATACCATCGGCAGTTAATCCTAATTTTGCTTGGAGTTTCTTTACATCTTCTCCGTTTGAACCAATTTTTAATAACATAATCTTTAATTTTTATAATAAATATTATAAAAAAGACTAAATGCTATTTTTTTATTGAGATGTAAGTACCGTTATACCACCCAAAAATTTCGTCAGAAAAATGTTTATCGGGTTTAAAATTTACAATATTAATTTCTATTTCCTCAAAAAAAGATTCATTAGGGAATCTAACTCCCACTTTCGTCCTCTCGGACACATTGTTCTGCAAGTTTTTTTCCATATTCAGCGTTTCTTATAAAAGGGTTGTCATAACATAAGTCCTCATTATCCTTATACACTGCCCACCACCATTTTTGTGGTCCCATCTGTTCTACCCGAAGAATGTAATTCTTGTATAGTCCAATAAAGTTATCCTTATCTTGTTCTTTCCACTCTACCATATTTATCAGTTATATCATCATTATCGTTAATATAAAATGCAATATCACCAACCTTAGGTTTCTTATTAGTATAATACATCAAACCATTCTCAGCAATTACTTGCCATTTAGGCGTATTCTTCTCATATGATTTTTGAACACTTTCCACTTTAATTGGCCAAACATTACTTTTGGGTTCAGCAGCTATTACAGTATCAACAATGGTAGGTTCAGTAATATTTTTATGAATTTTAAATTCATTTTTGGGAGTTACAGGTTCAGTATTTGGTTTACGCAAAATTATTAGTGTAGATATTAGTGTTAACAACACCGCACAAATAACAAAAAGTATTTTATATTTTTTATTCATAATATAAATGTAAATTAAAAAACCCGGTATGTCAACCGGGTTCTTTTATTATATATTTTCTTCTTCTGATGGTGGGGTTTCTTCCCCTTCATCTATCAATGGTTCCTCATACGGTAGTGGTTCTTCATATGGTAACACTTCTTCATTATATACCTCAGGTTCCACATACGGTGCAGGTTCAGGAGTTGGTTCCTGTCTTACAATAATAATTGGTTCCTGTGGAGGTCTTGGGGTTGTTGGGAATTCACTTACATTTGATAAACTACTTCCGTCTTCTTCATCAACCTTTTGGATTAACATCTTATCTCTGTCTTCAGAGTTGAACCAATAGTCAACAACCTTATTCAAGTTACCTACAAAAGCTCCAAATAAAATCAACAACATTTCTTTCCAGTTTTCAGCAATCTCAACTTGGAACATAACTGCCATATTGATACCAAAAATTATGAAAAAGAACAAGAATAAAATAATCCCTGTAATTTTCCATCTATTAGATTGCATCTGTTGCAACATATAATAGAAACGGTTTTTATCTTCCACCTTAACGTAAGGTGTTTCTCCAAATAACATTCTTTTTAATCTACTCATTTTTTTATTTTTATTTTTTATTTATCTTCTTTGTTAGGACTCGCTCCATACTTCACCCCAAGTATTGTTCCCACGATACTAAAACTGTTTGTTAACAGGATACCAAACATATTACTCCAAGTGGAGCCGATGATGTCTGTATCCATCCCTATTGTCATAGAATAAACATATATTCCAGTAGTTATAGTTCCAACACCAATGATTACATAAAGAGCAACTCTAACAATATTGTTAATCAACTCAAATTGAGTTTTCTTTTGAATTAAATCTAAATTGTTTTCTGCTTCGTTTTTAGCGTTTTCTGCGGCAACTCTCGCTTGTTCTGATTTAACCATTTCCTGTTGGAGTTCATCTGTCAATCTTAAATTCTCCTGTTTCCATTCATTTAGTTCTCTGTTTTGAACTTCAAATGTTAATTTTGACTCCTCAACATTTTTTAATGTTTCTTGAAGTTCTTCCATCATTGTTTGATTGGCTTCGTTAAGTTTGGTTAATTCGGCGTTTTGTGTTTGGACTTGTTTTGTCATTTCCAAACGTTTTCTTCTTGCCGCGATATCTTTATCAACACATTGTTTTAAATAAGTTTTAAACTCATCATCACCCTCAGGGTCAATAAGTTTAACTATGTTCCCCTCCAACCCAATGTTTTTGGATTGAAGGAGTTCAATTAGTTCTTTTTTTGTGTCTTTACTTAAAACAATCATTTGTAAACTTTAAATGGTGCGGTTCTGTTTTTGTATCCGTCGTAATCTTTCTTAAACTCTTCTAATCTTGGTTCAATATCATCAGATTTAATAATCCAAAACTGAGCACCAGCTTGAACTGCTTTAGCCTGTTCTTCAGGTTCATTACTTGAAGATATAATACCAATGACTACGTGGTTACCATATTCAAAGTTAACCTTACGGATAAGTTCAATTCCGTCAAATGAAGAACCAATAATGTTTAAATCAACAAACACACATTCAGGTCTTCCGTTAGGGTCCTTTTGCCAATCAGCAAATAGTTTGGCAGCTTCGTCTGAACTATTCAAACTCTTTAATGACAAAGTAATGTCTAACAAGGAACAACTGTCCTCAAAAACCAAGTGGAATAAATCCTCATCATCCACTAACAAAATTGAATCAATCATGTTTTTTCTTTTTCTTTATTTTATTTTTATTTTCATTTTGGTTCCACTTTCAGTCTTCTCACAAGTCAGTTTGAAACCATGCTCTTCTAAAATCGCAACACATATATTCAACCCAAGACCCTTTTCGTCACCAGTGACATCTGCCTTCTTTGAATACTTTGTTAAATGTTTTTCAAAATCTTTTTGTGAGAAACCTCTACCGTTGTCCTCAATTATTAAATACTCTTCTTCGTTATATATTTTAACTTTTTTAACTTCACTATCATTGTATGACAGTCCATTTTTGATTAAGTTCTCAACTGCATTACAGAATAAAGTTTCGTTAACTTCCATCTCACTTAAATCAGATACCTCAACTTGTGAACTATAAGAATTTGGTGAAATGTATTTCCATATCAAATCTTTAGTGTTAACCAAAGTTTTATTCAATACCACATTTTGTTTAACAAGATTTGTGAATTCATAAACACTCTTGTATACTCTTTGTGTATGACTTAACCCTTCTTTAACCATCTTTAACGCACCCTCAATCTTTAATCTTTGGATGTCTTCAGTAGTTAATCTTTTTTCTAATGATGTAATACCTCTTGGCATATATGTGTTAATACCGGAGTGCATATCATGTCTGATGATTCTAGCTGCGTGTTCCAGGTAACTATTCTTCTTGGCAATATCATTAAGTTGTTCTTCAATCTCAACGTCTTGAACCTGTATTCTCTTTCTTTGTAACACAACCGCAACTACTAAACCAAGTAACGCCAAACCACTTAACGCAATATAAAGATATCTTTTAAGTTTGTCCTGTTGTATCTTTAACTCATCGTTCTGCCCAATCAAGTTACCATTTGCGTCTTTAAGTTCACCACCTGTTAATGTTAAGTTGATGATATTCTTTTCCTTTTCTAATCCAGTTAATGTTCCTTTCTTTGTTTTAATAAGTTCCTCGTTTGCTCTTGCCTTAATTAAATTATCAATCTCTTGTCTTAATTCAGTAATCTTATTGTCAATTTGAGTTAATACTTTCTGTAAATCTTCTTTAGGTAACTCATCATAACTCTGTGGAAGGTCAGTCATAAATTTAACATCCGCTTCCAAAAGTTTCACATCTTCCTGACTTAATTCTTTTGGGTTGTCAAATATTTTATCAGGTTCAATCCAACTTGGTATAATCTTATCAGGAATTAAATCCCTAATTCTCATTTCAGATACAACCATACTGTCTGTTTGAGTTTCAGGGTCTATCCAACTTGCGTTAATTCCATCAATTAAAGTATCTTGTCCGTTAACATTAATGAAACAAAATAGTGTGAGTAAAACAATAATTATTCTTTTCATTTACTATCGTAATTAAATTTATTTTTCCATATAACTCTTTCAAGTAATTCGTCTTGGAAATTTCGGAACCTAATTACTTTTTGATAATCAATATACATTAAAGATTCATTTCCATATGTCTCTCTCCACTTATCGTATTTTTTCATTTGAGACGGAGTCATACGTTCAAGTATTAATGACCCATCGGAATCAATAAACATATTGAAATGTTTAAGATTTAAAAATAAAACATCTTTATATGGAGGTAATGTATAGAGAAGTGTTGGTCCAACCGCCATTTCATAGATTGTTAGGTTTAATTCATCATATTGCTTTAATAATGTATCTGAATTATACTGCACCACTTCTAAACTATTCAGACACTCTAATAGAGCGTTAGACAAACTATCAATATCAGCTTTTTGGTTATTAGTCTCTTGTTCAAGTACTTTAATTCTACCCACATACTCCTGAACTTTCGCATTATTTTCTTTTATTAATCTTGAGTTTTTTTCAATCATCTTATTAATATTGTCAGATTGCTGAATTGTTAAAATAACAACAGAATCTCCTCTGAAGATGGTTTTAATTGGGTATTTTGTCTGTGAATAGGATATCATTCCAAACAACACAAATAATAATACTAACAATACCTTTCTCATTTTATTTTAATTTTCATTTTAGTTCCAATTTTATTTTTTTCACAAGTGATTTCAAATCCGTGCTCTTCTAAAATTGCAACACAGATATTGAGACCCAAACCAGTTCCTGATTCTTTCTGTCCTTCTTTTCTTGTATAAGGTTTAGATAAATGATTAAAATCCTCTTGAGTAATTCCTCTACCATTATCTTGGATATAAATGAAATCACCCTCAGAATATATCTTAACAAACTTTGTTGCTGAGTCGTTATACTTTAAACCATTTCTGATTAGGTTATCCACCGCGGTACAGAACAATGGTTCATTCAATTCAATTGTTGGTAGATTATCATCTAATATTACCTGACTAGCATATGCCGTTGATGATAAGTAATCGTCAAGAATCACTTTGATATTACACTCGTCTTTATTTAGTACTACATCTTTCTTAACAAGATTGGTAAACTCATAAACACCTTTATAAACTTTCTGTGAATGTTTAAGTCCCTCCTTAATCATTTTAAGTGGGGCTTCAATTTTAAGATTAACTATATCTTCTTGAGTTAATCTTCTTTCTAATGAGTTAACACCTCTTGGCATATATGTGTTAATACCAGAGTGCATGTCGTGTCTTAATATTTTAGCAGCATGTTCTAAATAGGTATTTTTTCTTTCAATCTCTTTTGATTGTAAAACTTTGTCGGTAATATCTACCGCAATTTTCATAACTCTAACTGACTGTCCATTATTGTCAAAAATTGGATTATATGTTGCCTGTAACCAAATTTCTTCACCATTTTTTTTAATTCTATTAAACTGTGCAGATACAAAGTCTCCATTTTTTAACTTAGACCAAAATTCTTTATACTCATCTGATTTTGAATATTCTTCCGTACAGAATATACGGTGGTGATTCCCCTTTAATTCTTTTAGAGTATAACCCATAACATTACAAAAGTTTTGGTTAGCGTAAATTATATTCCCTGATAAATCAAACTCAATCACCGCATTAGATTGGTTAATAGCGTTCATTCTGTTTCTAATATCCAATTCTTTTGTCTTTAAATCGGTAATGTCTTGTCTAATGGAGGAGAACCCTTCTAATTTACCATTAACATCAAATCTAGCTCTAATATAGGTATCAACATAATATAAACTACCATCCTTAGCTTTATTACAAACAATGTCATTCCATATCTCACCCTTCATAACCGTTTCATACATCTTACCCCAGTATCCATCAGGTTGTGTACCTGAATTAACTATTGAATGGTCTTTACCAATAACCTCTTCTAATTTCCATCCTGAAACTTTTTCAAACTTATCATTAACATAAGTTATTCTACCCTTTTCATCAGTGATTGATATGATAGCCGCTTTATTAATAAATTTATCAGTGTCGTTAAGTTTTTTGGTTTGGATACCTGTAATTTCACGAATTATTAATATAAAAATTGGAATGAATAATATAAAACAAATGTATTCAATACCACGTGTAACTCTTGTTGATTCCTGTATTTCAAGTAAAACAGATGTTTTAACGACAAAGAAAACAGACATTATGATAATAGATAAAAGTAAATAAATTTTTGTATTTTTTGTCATATTTTATAAATACAATAAAACTTTAATTAGGACATATTAATTATGTCCCATGTTCCATCAAAATGTTCAACCAAACATGTTGAATTTTCACAAAAATCTCCAGAATTCATATAATCAATTTCCATCTTTGGCTGATGGATATGTCCACATACCGCAACGTCATATCCCTTTTGATTGGCAAGCGCTTTAGCATTTGTCTCAAAATCAGATACAAAGTTAATAGCCCCTTTAACAGATTGTTTAATTGTATTTGCTAAAGAATGATATGGTAAATTAAACCACTTTCGTACCTTATTATAAAACGTATTGAACTTAATGACAATATCGTAAGAATATCCACCAATCACCGCTAACCACCTTGCCTCCATAATTACAAAGTCCAAAACATCTCCGTGAAAACAAAAATAAGTTCTACCATCAATACCAACATATACATATTTTCTAACAATCCTTATGTTATTTAATTTGAATGGGATAAAATCCTTTAAAAAATCATCGTGATTACCTCGTATGTAAATAACCTTAGTTCCTTTCTCTGACATCTTCATAAATTTTCTGAATATTTTGGTACAATTTGGTGTCCATTTACCGTTACCTTTAAGTGCCCACCCATCAATAATATCACCATTTAATATTAATATATCAGAAGTATTATTATCCAAGAATTCTATTATCTTATCTGTTTGTGATTGTCTTGCTCCAAGATGTAAATCACTCATTATAATTGTCTTATAGTTATTCATCCCCAATAATTTTGACCATCTTCAAAGAAACTTTTATTATTACGATTTAAAAATGAACCAATCATTAACTTTGTCATATACCAAAGTCCTTTGTTTTCAAATCTTCTTGGTGGTGTTAAAACAACTGAGTCATAAATTTTAAACTTGTTTGTCTTTATTTGTTTTGAAAACAGATAATCCTCAGCAACTTTGGCCGATTCATCAAAACCTCCAATTCTATTAAACGTTGAAGTTCTGACCATCATAAACCCACCTAAACAAAATGGTGTAATTAATCTGAAAACTATTTGGATTAAATCAAATACCCTGAAAACATAATTGTATTTACCTGTTGAACTTCTAACTTTACAGGTTACCAAGTCCAATCTCCCATTAACCATGTTATCTAAACAACCTTTGATTAACTTTGGGTCATTCAAAAATATATCCGAATCTAAAAATAGAATGTATGGTGTTTCAGATTGTTCAGCTCCGTTATTCCTTGCTTTGGAAGGTAACCCTCCTTGTATTATCCTCAGGTCAAAGTAATCCCTGTTTCTTTGTTCTAAATGATATGTCGTATAATCATCATCAGAGTTATCCGCAACAATAACTCTAACATATTCAATTCCCTCTTGGAAATTTAACAGAGTTAATGTTTGGTCTATTGTCTTTCCCTCGTTTTTACAAGGAATAACTATGGTAAGAAGTTTGTTTAATTCCATACCAATAAATAGAAAAGTAAAGACATGGAGTATTAAGAGAATATGAATTATATGTTAACAAAAAACCCATCGAATTCGATGGGTTTGTCTTAATATAAATCTTCGGAGAATAACCCTATCCTTGGGTTATACAGTTTGTCGTATTCAACCTGTCCAGCATCAATTGCCAACCTCATTGATTCAAATCTGTCGTAGAATTTACCTTTATTTGAAAGAAATCCCTGTTCATAATCTCCGACGGAATCAGGTCCATTAACAACACTTCGTAACTGACCAAGTGTTTTCATTATGTCAATACAATGTCCGTGTCTGTGTCCACAAACAACCACACCTTTATCAAGGTTCTTTGGTAAGAATGTTTGTGTCGGTAATTCTTTATACCATATCGCCGAACAGATGATATACTCGTTAGTCATTCTTATCCCAAGATTGGTTCTTGTGTTTACGCTTACGAGTATAGTCCTTCTTACTCTTTTGGACAATTGGACGAGTAGCCATCCATATCTCTTGCATTGTAACCTCAATAGTTTTCATTGTTCTATGTTTTAAAGATTGTGTTATCATTTTGGTTCTACAAATATATGGTGAAATATTTACTCCACCAAACTAAATCATAAATATTTATTTAACAATGGAATTGTTAATTAGACAAATATTAAGAGAATTCGTTAATAACAAAGTTGAAATAAAAGTTGTTGGTAATGTTAATGATTTATTAAACGAACAAATCAACCCTGTTGAGTTAAATATTAGTAAAGAAATCATTTCTCGTAGATTGAGAAGAATTAATCCATTTGTGGGTAACTTCAAAGATAAAAGAACAGGTGAAGATAAAACTGTTGAGTTTGTAATTAACCCTAAAGAACACTACATTAAAAGAATCTATAGATTGTCGGACCCTGAATATAAAGAAAAGGGTAAACACTACGACCCAAAAATAGTTAATCCTAATACATTAGAAGGAATTGATTTAATATATAATAACAGAGACAAAATTGCCGAACAAATTCTAATAGGAAGAATTAAAGATAATGATATCGTTGAGATGTCATCTGCCGATGGTTCAAACTACCATATGATTGTTAAGTTCGACAAACAATACGGTAAAAATCCAAGATATGACCTTACATTAGTTACCCAAATTAAGGGAGCTCAGTTCTATGGTAAAAAATACCAATCCAAATTAAAATTATATCCAAACCCAAGAAATTAAAAACCCCCACATTTCTGTGAGGGCTTCAGTTTTTCGTTCTGATACGGTTGGTAGGGTTGGACCAACTTACCCACTCGGACACCACCTTTTGAGTGTATTAAGGACCTGACTCATTCGTTCAAGTGCTGTCATTTTCATCCGAGATTCACAATACAAATATACTGCGTTTTTTATAAATACCAAAACTTTTTTAAAGTTTTATTTCA